CTCGACGCGTTCTACCGACTGCTCCCCAAGGGGGTCGACGAGAACGCCAACGGCGACATGGTGCAGATCTACAACCACCTTGACCGCATTGCCAGCTTCTCGGGCGCCGCGATCATCAACGTGCACCATGCAAGCAAGGGCGACCAAAGTCAGAAGGGCACCACCGACGTCGGCTCGGGCGCTGGGTCAATCAGCCGGGCAACCGACACGCACATCGTGTTCTTGCGCCATCGCGAGGAGGGGTGCGTCACCATGCGGGCCGTGTGCCGCTCGAGCGCCCAGCCCGATCCGATCGTGCTCAGGATCGACCCGCCGAGCGTCACCCTCGAGCCAAACCTTGACCCCGCTGACATCTGGACGCCCAAGGGCAAGCCCAAGGCCCGCGTCTGGTCGGTTGACGAGTTTGTCGCGATGTTTGTCGACGGCAAGTGCGCCAAGGGTGAGGTAGTCGAGCGCGCCATGTCGCACGGCATCGCTAAAGGCGAGGCGCGCGAACTGCTCGCCACCGCCGAATCGCTCGATCTGGTCGAGGCCGAAACCGTGAAAGGGGTCGGTGCAGGGAGGCCGCGGCAGGTGCTCAGGCGCGTCGGTAATTAATTATTTCCAGCCTTATAAAGAAGTAGTGGTAATTAATCCCGACACGAGATCGGGATGATTACCATCCACTACTGGAGATAAATATGAACTCACGCGCTAAGGGCGTCCGCGGTGAGCTAGAACTCTCGCACGAACTCAATGCCAGAGGATTCACCGCTAGACGATCACAACAGTACTCAGGCGCTGGACTTGACAGCGCAGACCTGACTGTCCTAGGACTGACGCCGCGACTCGAGTGCAAGCGCGTAGAGGTCTATCGCATCAGTGAATGGGTGCAGAAGGCCAAGGAAGACTCACGTGGTGGGCCGTGGATCATCATGTCGAGGCGCTCGAATGAGGGGTGGCTGGTCATGCAGTCACTCGACCAGTGGTGCAACGACAGTGCATACGCACATGAGGCTAAGGCGGCACGCCTCAATGCATTCGATGGGCCGCTGTTGTGAGGTTCAAGCATGACGCTGGCTTTCCTACTGTCTTCAAGTGCAGACAGGTGAAGGAAGCTCAGATCAGCACAGGCCCGCACACCAAGTGGGGTCGCATGAGACGCATCCACTTGCGCTCCTCCCCGTGGTGCATCGACTGTGGTGCCGTTGCCGAGGAGGTGCATCACGTCGTGCCTAGGTCCATCGCGCCCGACCTGACGTACAACTGGGACAACCTCGCAAGCCTGTGCCGCGTGTGCCACCAAAAGCGTCACGGCAAATCTACATATGCGAATCGTAAACCGCATATGTAGAGGGGGGGTAAATTTTGGGCGAATTTGAGGGGGTACCCTCATCACCTGTCTACGGGAGGGAATTGTGAACGCTGAAATCCGCATTCTTGCGCTCGTCGACGGCATTCTCGACGGCAAACTCGCCGGCAGATGGATCCACGCCGCGGCTCGACGATTCCGCGCCGACCTTGAGCGCTCCGACCTCGTCATGGACTGGGAGTCGGTCGACAAACTCGACGACTTCGTCGGCACCCTGACCCTCGTCGGCGATGACACCGGCAAGAAGTTCATCTTGGCCGACTGGCAACTGTGGGTTCTCGCAAATCTGTGGGGCTGGCGGTGGACAGAAGACGGCCGGCGCCGCGTCAAACTCGGCGTCATGCAAGTAGCCAGGGGTAACGGCAAGACCACGCTCATGGCCGCGCTTGCATTGTGGGACATGATTCAGGCGCCGGGCCGTCGCGTCCACGTCATCGCAAACTCGGAGCATCAGGCGGAGATCTGTCTCGACACCGCTCGCACGATGGTCGGCCACCTCGAGGGAAGCGACCTCGAGAAGCTCTATGATCGCATCATTCGCCGCGATGACGACTGCGAGTTCACCGCGTTGCCGGCGCTCGAGCGCTCGCTCGACGGACTCAACCCGTCGTGCTGGATCGCGGACGAGGCGGCGGAGTTCAAGGGGAGGTTCCTCACGAAGCTTCTGACCACTGGCGCCAAGCGCCGCGAGTCGCTCGGCGTCATCATCAGCACGCCGGGCAGCACGCCGGACAACATCTACGGCGAGATCATCGCGACTTGCGAACAGGTTCTGCGCGGTGAAATCGAGGACGACAGCATGATGCCGATGCTGTTCGGACTCGACCCGACCGACGCCGACGACGATCCCGAGATGCTTCCAAAGGCTAACCCGGGCATTGAGTACGGGCAACCCGACGCCAAATCGCTGCGCCGCGCCTTCCAAACAATGCGCCAAAGCCCCGCCGGACGCGCCGAATGGAACCGATATCACTGTTGCAGGATGACTGAGGGCGGTCACAACTGGCTCGACATGAAGAAGTTCCCGCTTGGAAACGCCCCGAACTCGAGTGAATTGGAGGGCCGCGCCGCGTGGATCGGGCTCGATCTGAGCAAGCGCGGAGACATGACGGCGCTCGTGGTGGCGATCCCAATGGAGGACGGACGCATTGCGCTCGAGGGGCACTACTGGTGGCCGGCGCAAGATGTCGCCCAGCGCGAACTGGACTACCGTCTACCGATCCGCACTTGGGCCGCCGCCGGCAAGATCACGTTGACGCCCGGCGCCATCATCAACTACGAAGAGATCGCCGAGCGCATCGACCAGCTGGCGCTGCGCTACAAGATTCAGATGATCGCCTACGACCAGTACGGCGCGCGCGATCTGGTCGCCATGTTGACCGAGCACAACCTCCCCATCCAAGCCTACTCGATGGGCGTTGCAACGTTCGCGCCGGGGTGTCAACTCTGGCAACGACTGTGGGTCGGCGAGCGTCTCTGTCTCGGCGAAGATCCGATCCTCCGCGCCGCGTGTCGATCCGCCATCGCTCGCCGCGACCGCATTGGGAACATTACGATCGGCAAGGAGCGCGACTCGAGCACCATCGACGCGCTCGTCGCGGCCATCATCGCCGTCCATTCTTGGGGCGGAGACAGCCAAAGCGTCTACGAACAATCGTTAGTTTAGTGCAGGCTTGAACTGTTACTACCCGCAACGATGTGCACATGCTGCGGGGATTCTTGCAACGCATGTTCGTGGGGCCTTGGACTTCCACCATTCTTGCCGATGGTGCGTTCTCTACGCCGTCAGTCAACGCGACCAACGCGATCCGCTACACGCCCGTGTACCGCGCCGTCACGCTCATCAGCAACGACATCGCGCGCATCTCGCTCAGTGTCAGCGACACTGGCGCAGACTCACTGCTCGCATCGCCATCGCCGTACATGAGCGCCTTCGAGTTCCGCCGCGCAATGACGATGCAGGTGCTGCTTTACGGCAACGCGTTCGCCGCAATCAATCGCAGCGTCGGCGGCGAACTACTCGAGCTGATCCTGTTGCAGCCCGACACCGTTAGCCTCGACCTAACCACTGGCGTCCCGCTCTACCGCACGCAGCAATACGGCATCCTCACCGCATCGCAGATGTTCCACTTGCGCGCGCCGAGCACCAGTGGACTGTGGGGAGACAGCCCGATCAACATCTGCCGGAACTCCATCCAGTTGCTTGCCGCTCAGGAAGAGATGGCGCTTCGCACTTACATCAACGCCGGCAATCCGAAGATCGCGCTCGTGCACCCGGGCAAGATCAGCAACGAAGCGATGCAGCGCATTGAAGCGGACTACGTCAAGCGCCACGCCGGCAGCAACAACACTGGCCGACCGCTCGTGCTCGCCGAGGGCATTCGGCTTGAGCGCATCAGCAGCACCATCGACGACAGCGGACTTGCGACCGCTCGACAGTTCAGCATCGCAGACGTCTCGCGCATCTATGGCGTACCGATGTCGTACCTGAGCGAGAACGCCGGCCCGTCCTACGGAACGCTCGAGTGGCTGAGCCGCATGTACGTGGATTCGTGTTTGACCCAGTGGCTGAATTGCTGGGCGAGTGAGATCACTGCGAAGCTCCAGAACCCATACGACTCCGTCATGTGGGATCTGGACGAGATGGTTCGCCCGGGCATCGCGGAAACCATGTCGGCGCTGCGCACCGCTGTCGAGGCTGGCTTCATGACCAGAAACGAAGCACGCGACGAACTCGACCTGATGCCACTGCCCGGACTCGACGCGCCGATTGTCGCGATGAACATGGGCACCGGCGGCGGCAAGACCAACCTCGGCACCGACACAAGCGGAAACGCTGGGACTCCAAATGATTTCACGCCGTGACTTCACATCGTCGCCCGCTGTCGAAGGTCGCACCCTCACGGGAATCGCCGCCGTGTACGGCCAGCCTTCGCGATTGATTCGAGAGCAAGGGCGCTCATTCACCGAGCGAATCGCCCCGGGTGCATTCGGCACGGTCGGCGATGTGAAGCTCTACTACAACCACGACGCGTCGATGCCGCTCGCGCGCACGCAGAGTGGCACGCTGAAACTCGACTCACGCGCCGACGGTCTGCACTACACCGCAACGCTTCCCGAGACAACGCTCGGCAACGATGTGCGCGAACTGCTGACACGCGGCGACCTCACGGGCGCGATGTCGTTCGGCTTCTTCGTGACCAAAGACACTTGGAGTCCAGACCGCACGGAGCGCACGGTGAACGCCGCGACGCTCGTTGAGGTGTCCCTTGTGCAGGATGCCGCTTACCCACAAACCAATTCGAGCCTGCGCCATGTTGACGCAGCACTAGACGCAGCCGTCATCGCACGGCTCGAACTCCACATTCAAAGGATGAGCAACAATGTCTGACATCGACGAACTGAACAACATCAGCCACGAGTACCGCAAGAGTCTCCTCAAGTACCAGCAGCGCACTGGCCTCGCACCGCAAACCGTCGACAGCGTCGGCAGCGGCGAGGAGAAGCAGAAGTTTGACCGCATGGATGCGGACATGACCGCAATCGAACTGCGCGCTCAGGACGCAGCCGACCGCAAGAAGCTTGCCGAGCGCATCGCGAAGATCGAGGCGCAGCCACTGCTGGCGAGTCGCGCATCGGGCGGATCAATCGCTCGCGCAAACTCTCGCGACTCTGCCGAGTACGCAGACCTCTGGCTGCGCGGCGTTGCCACTGGCGACTTCACCGCGCTGCGCGCAGCGACTGACATTGCGCTCACCACTTCGGGCGCAGGTGTTCCGACCGACATGGAGCGCCGCATCATCAACAAGATGCAGCAAATGGGCGTAGTCCGCAGCCTCGCGAAGGTGAACAGCATTGACAGCAAGCGCACTATCACCGTCGAGGGCGCGCTTCCCGCTACCGCTCTCATCGGTGAAGGCGCTTCCGTCACGCAAGACGAAGTCACTTTCGGCACTGCAATCAGCGTGGTTCCGTACAAGTACGCGACTCGCTTGACCATCTCGCAGGAGTTCATCGAGGACGCCATCGGCAACGGCGGCATCGGCACTGGCCTCGCGTACTGCGCCGACAAGTGCGCGATGTCGATTGCACTCAAGCAAGAGGAAGCATTCACCGTTGGCACTGGATCCTCGCAGCCTCAAGGATGCATGGGCGCTGGAATGCAGTCCAAACTTGCCACGCTCAGTCAGGTGACTGACCTCTCCAGCGCCGCGATCACCACGATCACGGCTGACAACATCATCGACACCTACCACCTTGTGCCGCCCGAGTACCGCATGGGTGCGAGCTTCTCGTGGCTGTTCCACGACACGTTCCTCAAGACCGTGCGCAAACTGAAGAACACTGGCAGCACCACCACCAGCGGCGCTTACGGAACCGACTACATCTGGACTCCGGCCAACTCGACCGCTGACACGATGGTCGGCGGCTTCCCCGGAACTCTGTACGGAACTCCGTACCGCGTTGCCAAGTACGCGCCAACCGCAACCGTCGACGCCAACATCTTCGCGCTCATCGGGAACTTCGAGTACTTCGAAATCTTTGATCGCACCGGCATCACTTCGTTGGTCGACCCCTACAGCGAGAGCGCAACCCATCAGGTGAATCTGATCGTGTACACCCGTACCGACAGCCGCATCATGCTGGCGAACGCTTTCGCCGCGATCACCTGCTGATCTTTTCTTTTCCCGGGTGCTGCGCGTCGGAAGGCGCGCGGCACCTTTATGACGGTGCCACTCTCCACAATCAAGTCGGCGCTTCGTATCGATTACGACGACGACGACACCGAGCTGATTCGCTTGCGCGAAGCGGCCATCAGTTTGATTAGTCGGCGCACCGAGTTGCTGCTCTACGAACAGACCGCGACGATGTACCTGGCTAACTTCGCGGACACGCTGCTGTCCGCGTACCCATACTCGTCATTCACGAGCGTGGTGTACAAGGACGCGAGCAACGTCACCACCACAATGCCGGCGACCGACTACTGGATCGACAAAACGCAAGGCCCGATGTTCGTGTTGCGGTTCCTCGAGCACCCCGCGATCTACGAAGGCACCGCGATTACGGTGACCTACGCCGCCGGCTACGCCACGATCCCGAATGAGATCGTGCACGCGGTCATCGCGCTGACCGGCGCTTGGTATAACAATCCCGAGGCGAGTCAGCCCATCAGCCTTGCCGTCGTGCCGTTCGCGCTCGAGTACATCATCGAGGCGTGCAGCGTCAGGAGCGGAATCCGATGATCAGCGGCGGCCGACTTCGATTCGCTGCGACCGTCTACCGAGCCGCGACGACGACCGACGTGCTCGGCCGACGCACAAGCACGTTCACCGATGTCGGCGACATGCGCGTGGACATGCGCGAGGCAGGATCGTCGGAGGTCAGTTACGCCGACGGCGTGGCCGTGGTGGCGAACTACGAACTGCGCGCGCGCTGGCCGAACATCGCGCGCCTGACTGTGACCGAACTCGACAGGCTCGAAGTGCGCGGGCGCACGCTCCGCATCAACGGCATCCGCAACCTCGATGAGCGCGACCGCGTTGCCGTGCTCGATTGCAGCGAGGTCACATGATCGAGTCCACGATCATCGGATGGATCGGAGTTGCGACCACCGCCGGCAGCCGCGTGAGCGTCGGCGCGCGCTTGCAGTCGACCACGTTGCCAGCGCTCGTCATCGATCTGACCGAAGGCTCTGCCGCCGCGTTACCATCGACCACGCGCAACCTCTACCAGTATTCGCTGTCGATGTCATCCGTCGCCGACACGATGTTGGCCGCGCAGAGCCTCTCTGACGCCGCCATCGCACTGGTGAAGACTGGCGCACTCATCGCCGGCGGATGCGCATATGAACCCGTCTACGCCGTCATCCAGCCGCCCAACGTCGGCGAGGGTGACGAAGTCGAACCCGCAATCGTGACCGCCACCATGACCATCATGTATCGAGCATAACTATGGCAAGTCCAACCACTCTCGCACTGTTCAGTTGGGGCGGTACAACGATGCCATCGGTGGGCAGCGCGACCGTCAGCCTGACCCAGTCGCCTATCGACATCACCGACCTCGGCTCTACGTACAAGAAGCACGCCTACGGATTGCTTGAGGGCACGGTTAGCCTCGAGTTGTTTTACAACGAAACCGACCACAAATTAATCACGGACGCCCTGACCGCTGGCGGCACCGCTACTGCTTTGGTTGCGTGGGCTTCAAGTAAATCCATCAGCGGAACCGCGATGGTCGAATCTTTGTCGATCACCGTCGCGCCCAACGGCGTCGCCACCGCCAACATCGAACTGCGTTTCACCAACGCCGCAATTTCCACCGATTTCACATGATTTCCTCTTTACTTTGTCGCCCACTCGTGCTCGAGTTCCGTGGGACGCAGATCACTCTGCGCCGCCCGACGGTCGCGCATCTCGTCGCCGCCATCGATGCGACCGAGCGCGGCGTCTACATGCCAGCGTGGTACGTTTGGAATCACGTCATGGACGGCGACGCGCAAGCGTTTGATACGCTCGAGGCGGTCATGCAGCTCGACGCGCCGGGCGTCGTGTTGCTCGGGCGAGAGATCGAAGGACTGTACTTGGAGGGATTGGACTCACCCGGGCTGCGCGCGAAATCCTGAGCGCAGCCAACATAGAGGTGCGACTCGACAGCCCCGTCGCTCTGTACCACGGTCTGCATAGTTCCAAAGGCATGGCTTACGATGTCGTCAAACTCATTCAAGATGGTCATGGAGGTCGACGGCCCGAACGTTGAGCGCATCAACGCGGCGCTTCGTCGGCTTGCACAGAAGGACGCGACGAAGGCCATCAAGAACGGTTTCCGCGAGTGGACGCGCGTCGTAAAGAAGAGCGTCATCGCGCTCGCGCCGCGTGGTCGACCGAGCAAGACGGAGCGCGTGCGCGGCGAGACGCGACCCAACCCACATCTCAAGGCGAACGTCACGACCAAGGTCAAGGGCTACAGCAAGGGACAACTCGTGTGGGCTGCCGTCGGCATCAAGGAGCAGAAGGGCACGTACAACACGCCGCACTGGTACGCGCGATGGGTCGAGTTCGGGCACGTGCTCAAGCGCCGCGCCACGAAGGAAGAAGAGTTGCGCAACCTGACTCGCGGCAACGTCAAGAAGAAGGAACGCACGACGACCACCATCGGACACGTCCCCGGCAAGTTCTTCATCGCGAAGGCCTACGCGATCAATGAGATTCGCCTAATGCCGATCATGGAAGAGCACATCGCTCGAATGGTCGCGAAGGGGCTCAACTAATGGCGAAGGTCTCCAAACTCAACATCGCCATCACTGGTGACAGCAAGGGTTTCACCGCCGCGACCGAACAAGCCGCAAGGTCGATGAAGAAGCTCACGGCTGATGCGTCGAAGACCAAGGCGAACTTCGGTCAAATGAAGGGCACGTTTAATCAGACCGCCGAGGCGCTTGCGAAGTTCGGCGTTCAAGGGCGCTCGCTTCAGATGCTCGGCGGAATCACTGGCATCGCGTCGATGGGGCCGATGGGCGCGGCGCTCGCGGGCGCTGGCATTGCGCTCGCCGGCATCACCGCCGCCGTCAGTTCGACGGTGCAGATGGTGGAAGCAATACCCGACCAGCGCAAGAAGGCGCTTGAGGCGCTCAAGCAAAACAAGCGCGACGACCGAGTCGGCTTCGAGCGTTTTGGGCTCACGCGCAGCCTTGCGGAGGGCACCGTCGGCCAGCGCGCGCCAACCGCCGCGACGGGCTTAGGATTTCAAGGCGGCTTAAACACGGGATTCGCAAGCCAGAACAGTCCGCAGACGCGGCTGAGCAGCTTGTTGTTGAACGAACTTCCCGGCACGCTCGGCATCGGCGTCGGCATGAGCCTCGGCGGTGCGACTCCCCAAGCGCAAGACAAGTCGATGTTTGAGGCGCTTATGGGAGAAAACACGGGCACGCAGATCGGAAACGCCATCAGCCTTTACAACGACGGCATCAGCATGTGGAACAAGATGAAGGGCTGGGCTTCCTTTTGAGCATCACCTACAACATCAACTCACGATCTTGGACTGATGCGGGCGCCGGCGGGCAGCAGAGTCTGCGCATTAACGTGCGCGCCGTCAGCACCACACGGCTTGACTCGTCGCTCGACTCGACGTGGACAACGCTGCGCGACGGATCGGTCGGCAAAGTGATGAGCCTTCTGACCACATTCTCGACCGCGAACCTCATCGGAACGTTGCGTCTGCGCGAGTACACCGTGACAGTCGTCCCGAACACAAACGAAACAGTGTTCGACATTGCTGGCATCTGGAATAGCGAGTATCGCTGGGCAAACATCACCGGCGGCACGCCGATCATGCACCTGCCGCCGCAAGTTGAGTTCACCGCCGGCGAGCGCATGACCACCGTCTACCGAAATCAGACTTGGACAACTGGCACCAGTGCCAACCTGAACACGACCACCGACATCGGTGGCACGAAGGTCGATCAAGCCGGCAAAGGCGTGCCCGTTCGTGTTGCGACGATGGACATCAAGGTGAGTCTGCTCATCGACACGTCGCAAGGCACGACCACGGGAACGCTCGTCAGCGTCTACGACGACATGAGCACGATTCAGGGCACGTGGAACAGCGTGAAGTTCCTTCACTGGTCTGCCGGCGAGGTTTACTGCCTCAGCGCCGACGTGAACCATGTGCGCGACGAGTACTACCGCACGACCTACGTGTTCCGATGGGATCGCTGGTCGGACTGCGAGCAGATCTGCGAGACGGACGGCGACGGATATCCGTACCTCGTCGGCGGTCAAGCGAAAACCGTGTTCTGGAAGTCGCTTGTTCGAGGCACCACCAACTTCAACATCATCTTTGACACGCAGCCAGACTCCGCGCTCGCAAAGCAAATCTGCCTCGAGGGCAGTTGGTTGACCTACCCGTGATCAATCGACGCTCCGACCTCAACAAGCTGCGCACGGTCACGCAAGGGCCCCAGTACGCCGAGCGCGCTGCGCATGCGCGCGTCGAGGCAGATCGCGGCATGTACATGCTTGCGAAGATCGAATCTTCCGCCGCCATCGCAGGAACGATCTACCGATACCTCTACACGTGGACACGCGCCGAGATCAAACTCTCCACGGCTGGCAGCGGCAAAGACTTCCAAGTCCGCGCATCCGAAACCTACTACACCGGCACGGCGCTCAACATCTGCGAGGCCGCGAACACCGCGACCTTCATCGGCCCCGGCATTAACCCCGCGAACATCCCGTCGGGGTTCTCATTCAAGCCGATCGCAGGCTACGTCCTGCTCTTTCCTCAGCGCCGCATGACCGTCGGCTCCACTGGAACCGAACTCGTCTGGTGTTTCTACGCTGCTAATTCAATCGATGGAGTGTGCGCATAATGGCTGGAAACTACGACATTGTCATCGAGCAGGGCGCGACCTTCTCGCTCGCCATCACCGTCACCGGCATCGACCTCACTCTGTACAGCGCACGCGGTCAAGGCCGCACGACGCACGAGTCACCCGACAAGGCGTTCACATTGTCGACCGCCATCGCGTACTCGTCGCCGAATAGCACAATCACCGTGTCTTTGACCGCGACGCAGACCACCGCGCTGCCCGCGCCTAGCTCTGGCGTCTACGACGTTGAGTATGTTTCGGGCAGCGGCCTCGTCATCACGCGCATTCTCGAGGGCTCGTACCGAATCACGCCAGAGGTCACGCGATGAGTTCGGTCACGGTCACGCCAACCGTGCAAGCCGTCACTGTTACGCCGACGGCGCAGGCCGTCACGATCACGACGGGCTCAGTCATGCAGGCAGTCGCCTACGCGTCGCTCACTGGGTACGCAATCGCGACCACCTTGTTGGCCACCGCGAACGCGTTCTACGACATCAAGAGCCTCAACCTCACCGCGGGTACTTGGATGGTGACGGCTTTTTGCCAGGCAACGACGACCAGCAACGCGCACGAGTTAACGGTGCGTCTATACGATCCGCTGACCTCGACCGAGTACGGATCATCGAGCACCTCCGGCGTGCGCAACGCCGCGACTGTATGCCCGAATGTCACCGCAATCATCGTCGTCGCGACGACCGCAACCGTTAGCCTGCAAGCGTCATCGAGCGGCACAAACGGACTCACCGTGCAGTACCTCACCAGTTCGACATCATCAACCAAGTGCACCGGCATCATCGCCGTGCAGATTGCATAGGAACTAACACATGGCAACGAATCAGCTTTTCATCTCAGTCAACGGCAGCGGTGGAGCCGCTAAGGCATTCGGCACCGACACAAACGCTCGCGACATTCAGTTCACGACCACGGGTGCCGTTTATGTCGTGTTTGATGAGGCAAACGCTAGCGATGCCTCCACATCATTGGGCACCAAGCCGCTTGTGCTTGCCGCTGGCAACATCATCACGATGCCGGGCGTTGTGATGAGCAAGGCTTTTGTGCGCAGCCAACTGACCACCGGGACCGCCGCCTCTATCATGTGGTACACGCCGTCATGACCATCGAGCTCCTCGCCGCCGTGCTTGCGATCATCGCGACCATCGTGTCGGCGACGCTTGTGCTCGCGTCCAAACTAACAACTCTTGAAGTCGCGATTGCGCGGCTTCAGGTAACAGTCACGCAGTTCGAGGCGCGCATCGCGGCCCTTGAAAAATGGAGGGATGTCTGATGATGAACTCACCCAAAACCACCCTCGCCGGAGTCGGCGCGATTCTCGTTGCTGTCGGTGCCGCACTCGTCGCGATGTTCGACGCTGACCCGACAACGATGCCGCAGTGGGATGTCGTGATCGCGGCGGCGCTCGCGGGCATCGGCCTGATCTTTGCGAAGGACTCGAAGGCGCCTAGTGCTTGAGCGCATCATTGCAACCATCACCGTCGGCCTCATTGCCTGGCTTGATAAGCGAATGTCGCGCGAAACAACTGCTATTGACGCGGATGTTGATCGCGAGTCTTTGCGTCGCGCTGCTGCTCGACTGCGCGTTTGGTTGCGCGCCAAATAGGACGGTCTTCGTTCCCGAGGCGTCGCCGATGCGCGTCGGCCCCAGTTCCTCGATGCGCGTGTGGATGCGGATCGACGGCGTGTGGACGCTAAGCGGCAATCGGATCGATGTGCCCGAGGGTTGGTACTTGGTAGCACCGTCGTGGATTGAAGAGAAGCCTGAGCCATGAACATGGCGAAGGTCTGTTGCTGCGACGAGAATCCATGCTCCGGCACTTGCGGCTTCGCCTCGACCTACCTCATGAACAACATGAGCGGAACGCTTCAAGCGGTGTGGCGCGATCTCAGGCACCCATTCGATTGCACCACGTGTGGCAATGGTTGCCCCACCGACCTCATCAACGACTTTGAACTGAGCGTCAGCTGGAATCTGTCGGCGGCTGTGACGCTCACGCGCTACGCGATCCCGAGTGGCGGTTGCTGTTACGCGGTCATCGGCAATCTCGAAGTGACGTGGTCATGGCGCAGCGAGCAGGACATCTGGTGTTGCGCCGGCTTCGGCACTGGTTCGCCGTACCTATGCGAACTCGACAATACCTACTCGGGCACGACCGTCGTCCCGTTCTGCTACACGGTCGTCTGTGTGAGTGGCAATGGAAACAAGTGGAGGCACTCGCTCACGATCTGCGATTCGAGTTGTGCCAACGTTGAATTGTTAGTTACGACTTTCTGCTCGAACGATGGTTGCGGTGGAGCTTCTTGTAACGCCATGCCCGTCTACGACCAAGGACTGCGACTGCAAGGCGCTTGCTATTCGTGGTACTCGACCTACAAAGCGCTCGACTTGCTTACGCCGGCGGATTACACACCGCTCGGCGTCTGTGGACAGTTGTCAAAGTGCAGCATTGAGTACTCTGGGCAAGACCCGCTAGGACTCGACACGAGCTGTATGCCGACGGTTGTGCAGAACGTGATTTCCTACGGCCCGTTTGCGCCGATCATGGTGCCCGACTGGCAAACACCAGACGCCGCGTGCACTCAGGTCGCAGAGGTTCCGCTCAGATTTACAAACGGGAACTGCGACCGAGCCTTCGTGAGTTGCGACGACAACTGGCAGTTCCAATCGAACTGCTGCGACAGCGGCATGTCGTCGACCTACGTTCCGCCTACATTCACCTAATGCCTGACTCGCGTTGCCATCACTGCGCTGACGGACGCTGCACGCTGCCAGCCGCGATAGCGGTGCTGGGTGACTCGCCGTCAGCGGGCGCCTGTTCCATCTGTGAGCACTACGACGGCCCGTGTCGGGGCCTAGGCGACCGCGTGGCTGCGGTAGCGGCTGTCACGGGCATCGCGAAGGTGGTGCGCACGGTCGAGCGGGTGACGGGCAAGCCTTGCGGATGCGCGGAGCGGCGTGCGGCGCTGAACGCGGCGATGCCGACCAACAACGCCTAAATGCCATAATGCAAAGATTCCGTAATGCATCCCCTTGCATTATGCCGATGCTGCATTACGGTGATAGACCAACGCGGGACACCCGCAGAACGGAACTCAAATGGAAGAAGAAAAGCTTGACCTCAACGAAGTTGCCAACTTTGACCAACTTGCGGATTGCGTTATTGATTACGAGGAAGCCAAAAACAAGTTGAAGAACGCGCAGCAAGAGTTTGATTACGCGCAAGAGGAACTGATCGCCGCCGCGATTGAACTTTGTAATACCCGCCCATGACCATCGACCCCATCCCAACCCCGAAACCACGCACTGTGTGGGCCGTATCAACTGGCCCTTCGACTTACGATCGCATCAGAGCGATCGCCAAGGCCCGCGGCATATCGAATGCGATGGTGATCCGTCTCGCGATGGACGCCTTCGAAAACATCCAACCCAAAAAGGAGACGCGCAATGCATGACTTCATCATCGCGGCGGCCATCGCCGCATTCTCCGTCTTTTGTCTCGTCATGGCGCTCGCGCCGATCATCATGGAAAAAGGAAAGGACGGCTACGACGATGCAGCGTGACAACCCCGAACACCGCACCGACAAGGTCACCTACAAGCAGTCTTACGACTACGGCGCTGCGCCGTCGCGCACGATTGACGGGCAGGACGTCGACCCGCCGACCGTCCGCGACCGGCTGACCGCGCGAGCCGAAGCCATCCGCGCCGGCGACAAGGTGACCGCCGACTTGCTGGTCGAAGCCGCGACCACGCTCTACTGGGATCGCAAGCTTCTCGCGGCGTATATCGCCGCGTGGATGGCCGCCAACGACCAGATGCGCGAGAACGACATCGAGCCTCGCGAACTGTGGCCGACGCAGTCAGTGAGCGCCCAGAGACACGCTGACGCCGTGAATCGGGAGGCCATCGGATGTCGAGCCACATAATCGTCAAGAAGGTCACGCCCGAGGTCGAGGCGCAACTCTCCGAACTGGGGCACCAGAAGTCAGTGCTCGCTCAGATCGGGCCGCGCATCATCCGCGACTACAGCACCACCATCAACGGGCGCGTGTACATCCACGTCGCCGGCGCCACGATGGTCGCGGCGGTGTTCGGGTTCAGCGTGCGCGAGCGCTCGAACAAGCGCATCGACGTCGACGGCGTCGGCGGCTGGGAAGCCGTCTGTGAAATCACCCGCGACGGCGTATCCGTCGGACGGGGTTCGGGACTGGTCATGGACGACGAGAAGATGTGGAGCACCCGCCCACAGTTCGCGCGTCGTGCGATGGCCTCGACAAGGGCGGCGGGCCGTGCCCTCCGTCTGTTCTTCGGGCACATGCTGCCCATGCTCGGCGACAAGGTCGCCAGCACAACCGTAGAGGAAATGCCAAATGAAGAAGAGTGAAATCATCAGCCGCCTCCGTCTGCTCATTGCGGACATGGAACAGCCCGAACAGCCCGCAGAGGCGCTCGGAGCATCGGCGCCGCGACAGCCCAAACAGCCCGACGGCCCTGACAACTGGCAGCGCGGTGTCTGCAACTTCTGGAGAGTCAAGCAGACGGCCAACGGAAAGACGATGGGCAGTCTGGGCATCAAGGACGCCCCTGGCTTCTACAAGATCTTTGACGAGAAGATCCTTGAGAAGTTTGACCCAGTTCGCGAGGGTCAGCAACTGGAGTACGTCCTGAAGCCGTGGAACGACACGTTCACAGTTCAGAAGATGCGGCTGGTCGGTACGGTGCCAGTGGGCGCAAGCAAGGCTTCTCACGGCATTGACGCGGACGAAATCCCGTTCTAGTCGTCAAGCATTCACTGACAACTGACAGCGCTCCCGTGTGGGGGCGCTGTCCTTTTTACGGAGGCACCATGCAAATTGACGACGCAACAGAACGGGCTATGTATCTCATTGGAGTTGGCAAACTGCCGGGCGTGGCCATGGCCATCGCGGCGGAGGAATACGGGCTTGACCCGTCCGAAGTGGCCGCAGCCGCCGCATTACGGGGGGCACGCTACAGGCTCGAGGAGCGCGAGCGCGACGGCACGTGGACAAAGGAGTCGTGCAAGAAGTTCCTCATTCGCAACCTTTCGCCGCGGGAATGGGTCACCCGGCGCGCCCGCCAGTTGGTCGCGTGGACGTTCTTCAACACGATGATCACCGAGCGCGGCACCCGCGACATCCTGAACACATGGTTCGACTGGATCGACGAACATGGCGACATCACCAACGATGAGATCTCGGTAGCCAAGGACGAGCTCTTTCGGCTGTGGTCGCTGATGCCGCCGGCTTACGACCCGCGCCCGATCACGCGCCACGATCAACCGATCAACGACTGGGAAACCCGCGACCCGTTCAGGCGGTGGATCGGTGGACGCTGAACCACTCTTCCACATCTCGTCCCCCAACCTTCGCAAAGGCGTCCCAGACTACCGCCCGTTCATCGTCGATGGCCTCTTCCGCCGCGGCGAAGTGGTCAACTGGATCGCCTCGCCAAAGGTCGGCAAGACGTGGATGCTCTACGGGCTCCTGATGGCCATCACCGCCGGCGGTTACTGGCTCGGTCGGAGGGCCTCCAAGGGCCGCGTTCTGCTCATCGACAATGAACTCCACCCCGAGACGGGCCTACAGAGGCTCCACAAGGTCGCCCAAGGCAGCGGAGCCGACCTGACCACCGTAGACGACCACCTGAGCGTGGCGTGGCTCAGGGGTCAAGGTAGTTCGTTTGAGGCCATCGAGCATAATGTCCGCCAGTTCCCCAAAGGGCACTTCACCGTCATCGCGCTCGACGCGTTCTACCGACTGCTCCCCAAGGGGGTCGACGAGAACGCCAACGGCGACATGGTGCAGATCTACAACCACCTTGACCGCATTGCCAGCTTCTCGGGCGCCGCGATCATCAACGTCCACCA